TTTCATCTACTGCAACTGCAAACACAATTCTATCAACAGAAGTGTTGAGAGACCCAACATCGTTTGGTGACATTGTGAGAGGTCTTCATGTTTTTGGTGCGAAAGTACTTAGAAGTGAAGCTCTTGTTGGTGCATTCTACGGAATAGACTAATACTTAAAATTTGGGGGAGTCTTCGGACTCCTCCTCTTTGTTTAACACATAAAGTTTATAGGAGTAAATAATATGTCAACAATAGTAAATATAAGAGATACTGGTCGTAACTCAGCAAGAGTATCCGATGTACGTGAGCTTGCAACTAAAGTGCAAAAGCCCTCTGATACAGAAGCTATAACTGCAGCTAATACAATTACTGCAGCAGAATCAGGTACTCGTTACGTTCTTAATGTAGCAGCAGCTAAAATACAAACTCTTCCTACTCCTGAAGCAGGATTAGAGTATTGGTTTTATGTTGGAGCAACAGAACCTACAGGTACTCATACAGTAGTTACAGCATCTAGTGCTAACATTATTGTAGGTAACGTATCTTCTCCGGAAGATGCAGCAGGTTCAGTAGCGACAGTTACAGATGCAGATACTATTTCATTTGTAGCTAATAAGGCAGTACATGGAGATTTTGTTCATGTATGGTCTGATGGTACAAATTGGTATCTTAACGGACAATGTAAAGTTCAAGACGGAATTACAACAACTCAAGCGGGTTAGTAATACAGTCTAGGGCATTAACTAGTATTAATTAGTAAGTGGAGAAGGAATTTTATGTTTACTTCTCCCTTACACTTTAAATAAAAAGGAACAAACATGAAAGGTGATTACAAAAACGATTTAGGAAATAAAGCTGCAAAAGGTGAAATGCCTCGTATGAAAAAAAAATACGGTGGTGGATCAATGAAAAGAGCATCTTATGGACATGGTGGTAATGGTAATAAACGAATGAAATCTAGCAAAGGTGGGGATGCTATGCCTAAAGCTAAACCTTGTTAAGATGAAAGTAACAGCACCTAAAGGATACCATTGGATGAAACATGGTAAAGAATATAAATTAATGAAGCACTCAGGTAAGTTTGTAAAACATAAAGGTGCAAGTCTTACTGCAAACTTTGCAATTCAGAAGCAACATAAAAAATAATGGCAACAACCTATTTACAACTTACTAACGAATTATTAAGAGAACTTAACGAGGTTGTTTTAACTTCGTCTAATTTTAGTGATGCAATAGGTATTCAAGCTCATGCAAAAGATTGTATTAACAGAGCATACAATGATATAGTACTAGCAGAACCTCAATGGGGATTTTTAGCTACAGGCGAAAGTGGATCAACTGATCCTTTTTATGGTAATGTTTATGTTGAAACAGTAGCAGGAACTAGATGGTATGAATTAAAAGCATCCAGTTCTGATGTTACTACAGACTATGGTGCAGTTGATTGGGATAATTTTTATCTAACAACGATTGGTGTAAGCGGAGAGAGTGCTCCATACACAAGTCAAAATTTAAAATTTTTAAATTCTACAGATTGGGTAAGATATAGAAGAGAAGAAGAAAATGCAGATGATTCGGATAGTCAAAGTTATGGCGATCCTACACATGTAATTAAAAGTCCTGATACAAGAAAATTTGGATTAAGTCCAATACCTGATAAAGTATATAGGGTATGGTTTTTTGCTTGGGATTTACCAACAGCATTAAGTGCTCATGGAGATACGTTAGTTTTTCCTGATGTATATTCAACTGTTCTTATGGCTAGAGCAAGGTATCATTTTCATCAGTTTAAAGATTCTCCACAACAAGCAGCTTTTGCATTACAAGATTACAAAGAAGGATTAAAGAAAATGAGATCAAACTTTTTAAATCCTGAACCAACTTATATGACAGACGATAGGCTTTACTTTTAATGGCAACACAACCTTACGCATTAGCCTGTGAAGGAGGACTAGACAAAGCTTCTAGTGCTTTTGAATTACTTCGTAGACCCGGAGCAGCTAGAAGATTACGAAACTTTGAAGTCGATGTAGCCGGTGGTTACAGAAGAATTAATGGTTTTTCAGCTTTTGGTGGAGCTAGTGCAGCTAATCCTAGTACAGATGATGATATATTAGGATTACATGTTTATGCAGATGGTGTAATAGCTTGTTCAAGCACTAATATTTATTTTAGTTTAGATGGAACAAGTTGGTTACAGATTAATAGAGCTAGTGTCGCAGGCGGTGGAGATAACTATAGTACTTTTACAGGTCGTAGTGCTTCAGCAAGAACGTCACAAGGCAAAGCACATTTTGTAACTTTTGAAGGTGACACAACTTATGGAGAAGTTATAATTACTGATGAAGGATCAGGTGTAAAACCTTTTTACTTTAAAATGACAGGTACTGGAGCATTAAGTAATAGAACTTATTTTGCTAAAGAGATTACAGTAAGTGGAACACACTATCCAAAATTTTGTACTATACATGATAAACATTTAGTAGTTGCAGGAGCAGCTACAGCACCTAATACTATTTTTTATAGTGGTACAAATGACATTGATGATTTTACGACAACTGGTTCAGGTAGTATTGTTTTAGATGATCAAGTAGTTGGACTAAGAAGTTTTAGGGATGATTTAATAATATTTTGTAGGAATAGTATTTACAAATTAATAAATATAAATAATTCATCTACTATATCTGTACAACCAATTACACAAAATATAGGTTGTTTAGATGGAAAAAGTATTCAAGAGATTGGTGGTGACTTGGTATTCTTAGCACCAGATGGAATAAGAACATTAGCAGGTACAGTAAGAATTGGTGACGTAGAATTAGGAACAGTTAGTAGAGCTATACAACCTTTAATAAAAGACATCGCAGATAATATTGGAAGTTTAAATGTAAGCAGTATTGTTATTAGAGACAAATCACAATACAGACTTTATTATGGTTCTAGTACTTCAGGTGATTCTTCTGAAGGAATAATTGGTACACTTAAAACAAATCAACAAGGATTTACACAATTTCAATGGTCTGAAACTTTAGGCATAGATGCTAGTGCAGCAGCAACTTCAGGATTTAATTCAAGTGGAGTTGAGAAACATTATCACGGAGATTATGCAGGAAGAGTATTTAATCATGATACAGGAGATAATTTTTTAAATACATCAGGTGCTGAAACAAATATAGTAGCTGAATATCAAACACCAGATTTAGATTACGGAGATTTAGGAACATTAAAAACTTTAAAATACGTTAAAGTTTCAGCAACTCCAGAAGGTAATGTATCAACAAAATTAAAAATAAGATATGATTATGATGATACTGCTATACCACAGCCTTCTGATTATACTTTATCAATAAATAAACCTTCGTTATTTGGAACAGCAGTATTTGGAACAACTGCAGCACATGTATTTGGGGCATCTGTAGACCCTATGACACGACAAGCGGTAGAAGGAAGTGGACACAGTAATTATTTTAGAATATTTAGTGACGACCAAAATTCACCATACACAATTAATGGTATATACATAGATTACGAACCTTCAGGGAGACAATAAAAAATGGCACAAAGTTATACACGACAAAGTTCAATGAGTGATGGTGATACTATCACAGCAGCTTTATTTAACAACGAATACAATCAATTAGTCAATGCATTTGCATATAGTTCAAGTAGTGCTAGTTCTACAGGGCACAGACATGATGGTACAGCAGGACATGGTGGTAACATTCACACAATCGGAGATTTAGATTTTCTTAATAAAATAGTTGTAGACAGTACAAATAATAGATGGGGAGTATTTGTTGAGGTATCTTCTGCAGCAGTAGAACAAATTAGAATACAAGACGGAGCAATAGTACCAGTAACAGATAATGATATAGATTTAGGTACAAGCTCATTAGAATTTAAAGATGGATATTTTGATGGTACAGTTTATGCAGATGCTATAAACTTTAACGGAACAGCGATTACCTCAACAGCAGCCGAACTAAACATACTTGATGGGGTTACATCAACTGCAGCAGAGTTAAATATCCTTGATGGAGTTACATCCACTGCTGCTGAACTAAACATACTTGATGGAGTTACTGCAACTGCAGCAGAACTAAACGCACTTGATGGAATTACATCTACAGTAACAGAATTAAATATAGTTGATGGTAATACATCTGCTACATCAACAACAGTAGCTGATGCAGATAGAGTTGTTTTAAATGACAATGGCACAATGGTCCAAGTAGCTGTTACAGATTTAGCAGCATACTTTGATGATGAAATAACTGCAATGCCAAACTTGATAACTACTGCAGCTACTACTGTAGGAGCATTAAATAGTGGTTCTATTACATCTGGTTTTGGTTCGATAGATAATGGTTCATCTGCAATTACAACAACAGGTACAGTTACATATGGTAGCTTATCAGATGGCTCTATAACAATCACAGCCTTTGTAGATGAAGATGATATGTCTTCAAACTCTGCAACACTTGTACCAACACAGCAGTCTGTTAAAGCTTATGTAGATACACAACTTACAGCAGAAGACTTAGATGTTACATCAGATAGTGGTACAATAGCTATTGACTTAGATAGTGAAACATTAACAGTTGCAGGTGGAGAAGGTATTGATACATCTGCTTCTAGTAATACAATAACAATAGCAGGTGAAGATGCTACAACATCTAATAAAGGTATAGCATCTTTTGACTCAAATGATTTTACAGTTTCTAGTGGAGCAGTAAGTCTAGCAACTACATCAACTGCAGCAGAACTCAATATACTTGATGGAGTTACTGCAACTACAGCAGAGTTAAATATTTTAGATGGTGTAACAAGCACTGCTGCGGAACTTAATATATTAGATGGTGTTACAGCAAGTGCTGCAGACATTAATCTTATAGACGGAATTACAAACGGAACTGTTATAGCTAGTAAAGCTATTATAACAGATGCAAACAAAGACATAACTGGTGGTCGTAACATTACGATTAGTGGTGAGTTAGATGCAGCTACATTAGATATATCAGGTGATGCAGACATAGATGGCACACTAGAAGCTGATGCAATTACTATTAATGGTGTTACATTAGCCGAAACAATTAGTGATACTGTTGGAGCTATGGTTACAAGTAATACTGAAAGTGGTATTACAGTATCATATGATGATTCAGATAATACATTAGATTTTGTAATTGGTACTCTTAATCAAGATACGACAGGTACTGCAGCTATTGCAACTACAGTCACTATAACAGACAATGAAAGCACAAATGAAAACAATGCTGTTATATTTACAGCAGGTGGTGATGTAGATGGTGGTAATTTAGGTTTAGAGTCAGATGGTAACTTAACTTATAATCCAAGTTCAGGAACATTAACTGCTACAGCTTTTGCAGGAGCATTAACAGGTAACGTCACAGGAAATGCTTCTGGTACTGCAGCTACAGTTACAGGTGCAGCCCAATCAAATATTACAAGTCTTGGAACTCTTACAACACTTACAGTTGATAATGTAATAGTTAATGGTACAACAATAGGTCATACAGACGATACAGATTTAATGACTCTTGCTGATGGAGTGTTAACAGTAGCAGGTGAAGTCTCAATGACTACACTTGATATAGGTGGTACAAATGTTACAAGTACTGCTGCTGAACTTAATATCCTTGATGGAGTTACAAGTACGGCTGCTGAATTAAATATCTTAGATGGAGTTACAAGCACAGCAGCAGAGTTAAACATACTTGATGGAGCAACAGTTGTTGTTGGTGAAATTAATGCACTAGATTTAGGTTCGACTGCTGTAGGTACAGCGATAGCTTCTAAAGCAGTTATACTAGACTCTAACAAAGATTATACAGGTTTAAGAAATTTAACAATTACAGGTGAACTAGATGCAGCTACTTTAGATATAAGTGGTGATGTGGATATTGATGGAACATTAGAAACCGATAACCTAACAATAAATGGAGCACAGGGTAGTGATGGACAAGTACTAACTTCTACAGGAAGTGGAGTAGCTTGGGAAGATGCAAGTACTGCAAGTAGTGCAACATTTAAGACTTTTGGTACTGCATCGATTATGATTGGTGATAATGCTACAGGAACTATAGATGCTGCAGATAATAATACAGGTTTAGGTATAGATGTTTTTGCAGCTTTAACTTCGGGAGACGATAATACTGCTGTAGGTAAAAATGCTCTAAACGCAGCAACCACAGGACACAGTAATACAGTTATCGGTAAAGCTGCTGCTGAAGCACTTACGACTGGTGCAGAAAACGTATTTGTAGGCGAAAGAGCAGGAGATGCTTTAACAACAGGTAGTAATAATACTGGTGTTGGTCATAAAGCTTTAAGTTCTGTAACCACAGCAAATTCTAATGAAGCTTTTGGTAACGATGCTCTACAAGCATTAACCACAGGCACACGAAATGTTGCAGTAGGTTCATTTACTTTAGATGCTTTGACAACAGCAAATGACAACACAGCAGTAGGATATGCTGCTTTGACAGCAAACACTTCAGGAACAGACAACGTGGCAGTTGGACAAGCAGCTTTAGATGCAAATACTGAAGGAGATTTAAACACAGCAGTAGGCTCATTTGCTTTATCTACTGCTACTACAGCAAACAATAATACAGGTCTTGGATATAGTTCTTTATTTTTATTAACCACAGGCAATCACAACACAGCAGTTGGTAGAGCTTCAGGTGAAAATGTTACTACAGGCGCACAAAACGTATTTGTAGGTGCTGAGTCAGGGGATGCAGCTACAACAGGAAGTAATAACACTGCTTGCGGATATGAATCACTTGGTAAACTAACAACTGGTACTGATAATATTGGAGTAGGTAGAGCAGCAGGACTTGATACTACAACTGGAACTGGAAACACAGCAGTCGGTGTAGAAGCACTAGAAAACAATACTACTAGTAATAACAACACAGCAATAGGTAAACATGCAGGTAGAGATATTACTGGTACTAATAATGTAGTAATAGGAGTTGATGCAGGTCACGATGCTTTAACAACAATTACTTCAGGAAGTAACAATGTAGTTCTTGGTAATAATTCAACTAGTGTCTTTGAAGTTAAAGTTGCTTTGACTGCAGGTTCTGATATAAGAGACAAAACAGATATAGAAAATTTGCCTGATAATGCAGGTTTAAATTTTGTAAATCAAATGCGACCTGTAACTTATGTTTGGGATAATAGAACTAATTACTACTCACATGACCATGAAAAATATGGTGAAAGAGACCATAGTAAAAAATCATCACAAAAACAAGTAGGCTTTATAGCACAAGAACTTAAAGCTATAGAAGAATCAATAGGTTGGACTGAAGACCATATTGTTAATACTTCTAATTCAGAATCTTATAAATTGATGGAAAGTCAATTAATACCTATTCTAGTGAAGGCTTTGCAAGAAGCAGATGATAAAATAGATGCTCTAACTACTAGAGTTGCAGCATTAGAAGGATAATTAAACGGAGAATAACATGACTCAAACAGTAGCAGAAGTGCTAACAGCAGCAACAGATAGTGTAACGCTTATTAATGACATTAATACGAATGGCAAAAGGTCAACGTATATTGGTGGTACAGCAAGCACAGACACAGAAATGTCACAAGCTGATATAAATGCAAGAGTACAACAAAATGTTGACCATTTAGAACTTATATTAGAATATACTGAACCTGATGTTAAAAACTCTAGTGATGATAAATCATCTTACACTAGTGCAATAACAACTGGCAAAGCTTATATAGCAGCAAACTAAGATGGAGCTAACAGGCTACACAATGTTTTTATTGTGGAATATATTCCTAACATTGGTAGTTGCACCAATACTTTTTAGTATTCGTCAGAACACATCAGAGCTTAAACGACTTGACATACTTTTAAATAAAACGAGAGAAGAAATGGCAAAAGAATACGTAACTAAAAAAGAACTATCAGAGGGTATGGATAGAGTCTTTGATACGTTGGATAAGATTGAAGAGAAACTTGACAAACTTTTCGAGGTTAAATAATGAATAAAAATAAACAAAGAAAAAGATATAACAAAGGATTAAGACAAGACTATACTCAAGGTGGTCGTGTGGGTTATCAAACTGGTGAAGAAGTAAGTAATCGTACAATGTATGCTATGTTGTCAGAACGTGAACGTGAGCAAGAAATAGGAAGAGAAAATGAAAGAGTAGCACGAGAAAGAGATGCTGCAAGACAACAATCTTCAACTCCAACTCCAACTCCAACTCCAACTCCAACTCCAACTCCAACTCCTACACCTACACCTACACCTACACCTACACCTACACCTACACCGACACCTACACCGACTCCTACACCGA